TAAATAGACGGCGTACATTAATACGATCGAATGCACTTGGTCTATTCATATGTGTTTTATCACCATAAAGCAAAATACCTTGTCCTGGTAGATTTGCGATTGGGTTAATACCTGCTTTGTACAACGTATCTCTTTGAGATTTAGTTGGTGTATAAGCAAGTGATGTAACACCCAAATATGAACCGCGGCGATTACCTGCTGGAGAGAACCATGGAGCTGCATTTGCGTCTGAAGCTGCCATAATACCCGCTGTTGCACCAGCTGCCGGGATGTTAACATATTTGTCGTTATATTTATCGTAGACTTTTAGATGGTTATTATCAACAAATAGGTATGAGCTATATGTGTAACCACCAGCTTCAGTAACCGTAGCTTTTACAGGATCTGAATTTCCTACAACAGAGTTTTTCGCAGGAGATGTAACAACAACACAATCTTTACGTGTTTCTGCAGCGGTTGCAACCATGTCGTTGACAACAGTCTGTTGGCCATCGGCATCAATCATACCAGGCGCAATTAAGAAATCTACCTGAATTGTATCTTTATCTTCAAACACATCCAAAGCATTTTGAATGTCGGTTTTATCTACGCCTGAATCCTCGGAACCAGCTCTTAGACTAAATTTCATAAGATTATCAGCGCTGTCATAGTCCCCATTGAAACTATTAGCTAGATAGATGTAATTAGACGCTCTGTTAATAACATCTTTATCATAGTTGCTAGACCCATCTGCATTTGTTGCGCCTGCTTGGCCGGATACAAATGGATATCTTTCTAGTACGGTGCCAGCTGTCCCTGTTATAAGGCCGTCCTCATCGATAACTAATACGTGACGTTCATTACCGGTTGGTTCATCATCGAACTGAGCGATAAATGTAGCATTAGCTGCTTTCCACTCGGCACTTGCATAAGAGGCTGAATCGCCAACTTGTACTTGAAGAGAGTTACCAATTGCTCCCGGATACTTAGCAAAGATTGTTTGTTGAACACCACCATAACTAGTTTGAAATGTTGCGTTATCTAGTGAATCTTTATTTTTATATTGGAACGCGTTTTGAGTATAAACCGTGGTTAAACCTCTTGTGTAAGAAGCCGGCATATCAGAGTCCGATATTTGGACGTTGTCTATCCACCACTGTCTATCGGAATCGATAGCACTCCTTGCTGCAGAATCCATTGCATTATAGGTAGTAGATGCTACTGCTCGTGAAACTTGCAGTGCGCTTGAGTATCTTAAGAAACTCGCTGCGGTTAAAAAGTCAACCGCGAAACTGTCTGTTGGTGCTCCAAAAGTTGAGGCAAGCGTAGCTTCGTTATCTACTAATGTTGCCTGTTCAGCTGGGCCCCAACGGAATTGTCCAGCAAATGCGCCAGTTGTAGATTGAACGTTGGGTACTCCACCGCTTAGATCTACTTCTTTGACTACAATGGCTGGAGATTCGGAAGGTACGCCTATCGCCATATTTATTTTCCTTTTCCAGAGATCGAATTATATGTTTTCATTATACGGATATTCAATTAATACTATTTATAATTTCTAAAAATTAGAAGTTGGTGCCCCATTCTTCGACCCATTTTTTGGTCTGCCAATCATCTTTTTCTTCTATCTGTTCAATATAATCCGATGCATCATCTATAAACCCAAATGGTACCACGTCCTCTTCAATAGCTTTCATCTTCTGCTCGAATAACATATTCTTAATATCAACATCCGTTAGTTGTTGGAAATAATTACCAGTAGCAAAGTAACCGAACATAACCAAGTTCATCATAAGGTCATCGTGATTACCATCACTGGCTTCATAGGATTGGCCCTTTGAGACGAACGTGGATATTTCTAGAATAGTGTTTTGGTCTACTATCTCTAACTTACCCTCTTCAAGTAAGTCCTTAATACCAGAACAGCCTAACCTCTTGACCTTTCTATTCATCTCTACGCCCAGCCTATCAGACTTTACAGTAGATTCCATGAAAAGGTTTTCATACTCTAGCTCATGATATAAACCATTTGTTACCAAACTTCCCTGATCATTTGATTCTACTACCACCCAAGCCTGATTATAGAGCCTCGCAAATTTATAAATAACATTGGGGAAGAGTAATGGAGAAATAAGATTGTCGCGATATACGGCGACCTGTTTAAAAGGCTTTGAGCTAATATCGATCACGTTAAACGTAGAATAGTCCTGTCCTCTTCCTTTCGATACATCCACAGTCATCACATACTGATGGCTTGGATCCGGGTCCTCATAGACCCAAACTCTGTTTCCCTCCAATAATCTTTTTGGGGGCTTAGCTCTGAAATTCATAAGAGTTTCAGCGTTGATTAACGTATTACCAGTTCCAAAGAAAGTGTTACCAAATTCCTGGTCAAACTGTAGCTGTGACGTATTGGCAATGGTCTGTTCTTTCCAACTTTCATCTCTACCGGGTACATCCCACCAGTCGACCCGAAATGGTATAAATTCATTAATCCCTTGAACTGCACCTTCCCATATTTTATGAAACTGATTACCAATACCGTTTGCAGTAGAGGTAACAATAACCTTTGTATCCTTACCTGATGAAATAACCGGATAGGTAGAGGTATAGAACTCTGCAGCATTCTCTACAAATGCAAATTCGTCCAGATATAGTAGATTGACCGACATACCACGAATAGAACTACCTGATGTTGCTGCAGAGACAATTCGGGAGTTATTACTAAACTCTATGGATCTTTTATTCAGCGCTTTGCATCCTGGCTGCAAAAAGAATGGTAAGTTCTCTAGCATCAGTGTTACTCTTCCGAGCATCTCCTGTGCCGTAGCACCTTTGTTCGCCAAAATGGCAATAACTTTTTCTGGATGGAATATCGCATACCACAAAAGATAAGCCACGCTAGAAATAGACTTACCAGATTGGCGACAAGCAAGTACAATGTTAAATCTATTAGAATTGAATTTATCAAACATCTGCTCCTGATATGGATAGAGCTCAAAGGGTACTAGCCCCAAGTCTAGGTGTATAATTTTACAGTAATGCTTAGCAAAATATCCAGGATCCTTCAAACATTTGCTATACTCTATAACTTCATCTCTTGCGAAATTATGAACAACACCATCACGCTTAATATTAATATTACCTAGATATGTGTCATTCATCTTTCTTGTAATCGCTAATGTCAACTACCTTATCCTCATTATCTAGAAGCATACGCTGTAAGTCACTTGTGGAACCAATAAACACATTATTGGTAGTTTGATTAGCTACCTCTGCCGGCTTATCTTCTTTATTATAGTCTTTATGTTTTTTATGGAGATCTATTAAGTTACCGTTAATATCAGCAACGTGTTTCATCATATTAGAAAACACTTCGAACGCCCGCGGGTGCTCGGTCGCCCGAGCGACCTCCATCATCTCCTCAAGCGCATCAGTGCCTTTTGCTAGCAGGTCATGGTAATTTCTTCTAGCATATTCAAAATCATTATCAGCGTTATCTGCCATTATCTTTTCTCTGGATGTTCCAACTCACATTCACCGCAAGTACAAGATTCGCATTCGCATCCTTCAACATTACAGGGGTATGTTTCTTCGTGACATTCATGTCCGCAATCTGGGCATTCACTCATTTATTTCTCCTATGTGCTATCAAAGTTAAATAGATAGTCGTAATCAGACGAATCGTTGAAGCCATAATCACTGTCCGCGGAAACGTCAAATGGATCCGGCCTTGTTCTAAACGAGGCTACCTGAAGATCTGAATCTGCTAGGCCTCTCTGAATTTCATATATATCTGTCTGAGCAGTACGAATAACTTTAGAATCTGTAATCGGACCGTAGAAATTAATTCTCATATCAAAGGTCAAAGTATAAATGATAGTCCGTCTGGCTTCCAACGCATTTTCATAGTCATCAGAAAAATCTACCCCAACCAAAGCAAGAGGTACATCCTCTTTTATATCGGGATAACTATCGAAAGGCTTCATTGTCACTACATATTGAGGATTAAAATAAGGAAGTATTTGTTCTACAATCTGAAGCGCATCGTCCTGATTTTTAGCATAG